GGATCAGAGCAATCGCAACTGCATAACATGCGATGACTACGAGCCGAGAGCCAAAGATGCGAATTGACTTGACGATTGGCATGGCAACCTATGACGACCCGCAGGGCGTCTGGTGGACCCTATCCTCGCTGCGCATGCACCACCAGCTCGACGGTGTGGAGCTGCTGGTCGTCGATGATCACCCCGAGCCTAATCGTGGCGACATTCATCACGTCTGCGCTAATTCACGAGCCAGATATGTCCATGCGCCCAAAGCCATGGGACCAGCGCACGCCAAAAACTCCGTGTGGGAGCATGCGCAGGGCTCTCACGTTCTCGTCATCGACTGCCACGTCCTGCTCGTGCCAGGGGCGGTCGAGGCACTGGTAGCTGCTGCCCGCGCTGACGCAGTTGGTCGTGATATGTGGGTCGGGCCATTACGCTCTGAGGCAGGCAATATCATCGCTACCGAGCTGAGCCCAGAGCTGCGCGGTGACTTTTTCGGCACGTGGTTGGTGGACTCGAGATACCCGGTCAGCGAGACGCGCGAAGTGCACGCCCATGGCAGCGCATTATCGTTCATGCGTCGATCCGACTGGCCAAAGTTTTCGCAGCATTTCCGCGGATTCGCAGGCGAAGAGGTTTATATCCACGACAAAGTCCGTCTCTATGGCGGCAAGGTCTTATATCAGCCATGGCTAGGATGGTGCCATCGTTTCCCGCGATTTGGTGCCGTGCCGTACAGCCTGACCCTCAACGACAAGCTACGCAACTATCTCATCGGCGCGTATGAAATGGGCTGGAATATCAGCCAATTTAGAGAGTATTTTGGACGTAAGCTACCTCAAGCTCAGCGGCTTGAGGTTGAGCAGCAGGTGCTCGAGATCTACCCGCAAATTTTCGACGGTCGGTACGACCATGTCCCAGCCGTCAAAACTCACGACTAGGAGTCAGTCATGGATGAGGTTAGCCGTTCCTTTGGACCCCATGTCTGGCTGCTCTATGTCGTGCTCTGCGGAGTCAGTGCCGCAGCATGGTGGCTGGCTCAGAATATACTCATCCCGGTGCGAGATGATCACCGGGAATTTCTGAAGGAATTGCGCGGCAGCATCAAGGACATCAGCTCGACGCAGCACGATCTTGCCGATACGGCAACTGTCATCTCCGCAAAAATCGATACACTAGGGTGCAGACCGCAACCCCGCAACTCAGGGATACAACAACAATGATGCTCGCAGCGCTGCTCGTGATAGGCCAGCTCGTCGTACCTGCTGAGGTACGCGGCGAGGTGGCTGAGTTTGTGACGGTGATCGCAACGACTGAGGGCAAGGTCGTCCGGTATGTTGCGCTCGATCAGGGATTGCAGGTGTTCCCCAGCTCACTGCTGGCTAATCAGCGAGCGACAGTGGTAACCAGCGCACGACCCGGCAGGTATCGCCTGCTCGCATATACCAGCGTCGCAGATGTGCCGACTGAGCCAGTCATCACGATCGTGATCATTGGCAGCTCGACTCCACCAGTACCACCGATTGACACGCTCGCCGATGCCCTTGGTGGCATCTATGGCGGATCGCAGGAGAAAGACAAGGCTGCGACATTGGCAAAACTGCTGACGCTCTATCGGGCAGCGCCTGCGACGATACGGTCACCGACGATCACGACCACCGATCAGCTCTATGCCGCCATGGTCGCCGCTCGCAAAACCGCTGGCATCGCTGACGCTGCCCTGTCGCCAGTGCGTGAGCGCATCGCAGTCGAGTGGACCGCAGTCATGGGCGCAGACGATCGAGCCCTGACGCCTGAGCTACGCGACGCAGCGATCACATTATCAGCCCGCATCGTGTCAGCTCTGGAGACGATCCGATGAATAGCCAGTATGTGCCGGGATGGGTAGACGACAAACAAGCCGTGGACGATATCGTCGCAACCTGCGTCGATGCGGACATCAGTAGTACGCCAATCGGCTCGACTCCTATCGAGGATCTGCCCGATCACGTTTATCTCTGGGATCTCGCTCGTAAAGCTACGGGTGCACTGTTGCCCCCACGCAATCAGGGCAAGGTTGGTAGCTGCGTAGCGTTCGGCACTGCGCGGGCAATTGAGTACACAATGTGTGCTGAAATCGTGGCTGGCGAGTCTGAGCAGTACATACCGCTTGCAACTGAGCCGATCTACGGTGGTGCCCGCGTCGAGGTAGGCGGTGGCAGTATCAAGGGCGATGGCGCGATCGGCGCTAACGCTGCGGCTTGGGTGCGTGATTGGGGCGTGCTTGGTCGCGAGGAGTATCTAGGCATCGACCTACGGGAATACTCAGAGTCTCGATGTCGTGAGTACGGTAGCAAGGGTGTGCCGCTCGAGCTCGAGCAGATCGCCAAGATACACCCGGTGCGAGCCGTCACGAGAGTGCGCAACTGGCTGGACGCCAAGAAAGCGTTGGCCAACGGCTACGGCATAGCGATGTGCTCGTCGCAGGGATTCACGATGACTCGAGACACTAACGGAGTCGCCATGGCCGCGGGCACATGGCAGCACTGTATGTGTCTATGTGGTTACGCCACCATCACTGGCCGCGAGTATGGGCGCATCGACAACTCATGGGGCGCATCATCGCACACTGGGCCAGTAGGACCGGGCAGCCCTGGGCCCGAGGGATTTTACGCCTCGAGCAGCACCATCGAGGCGATGTTGAAATCCGGAGACTGCTGGATATTCTCCAACGTCGAGGGATTCCCGACACGCAAGATCTCATGGATCATATAGGAGGCTGATATGGTCGAGCACATCGAGCGAGTACGACGATTGGCACGCGGGCAGGAGGGCTGGTCTCAGCTCTGTCTGACCAGCGCAACCACAGTATTAAGCGAGGCGCTGGTCAAGGCGCACACGTTGCAAGCGATCAAAGTTCGCCCCGGTCAGCCTATACCAGATCCGAAACTACTACGGGTATGGGCTGAGGAGGCATGTGATGCAATCCTCGCCGACCCTGAGTATCCAGACGGTCACGGCTGGCGCATGCTGGCTGAGTTTTGCACTGACCTGATCCGCACTCACGTGCTCGAGGCTGCCAATGTTTAACGCATTGTCTCGCTGGCTCGATCGCCTGCTGACATCGCCCGGCATTGCCGATGTCTACGGCGGTACTCCTCGATCTCCGAGATGGTCAGCGGTAAGGCGCAAGCACCTCGAGGCTCAGCAGAAATGCGAAGCATGCGACCGTGTGACCTCGCTCGAGGTACACCATGTGATGCCGTATCACCTGCATCCTGAGCTCGAGCTGGCACCCGGCAATCTCATGACGTTGTGCGAGGATTGCCATTTCATTTTTGGTCATTATTCAGACTGGCGCAGCCACAATCCGCTAGTGAGAGTCGATGCCGCGGCATGGCTCGAAAGAGTACGATCACGACCTCAGGGGTGAGTTATGCATGATGTGCATAACGGCGACTGCCGCAAAGTGATGGCGACGCTCGACGCCGAGAGCGTTGACGCCATCGTGAGCGATCCGCCTTATGGCCTGTCATTCATGGGCAAGGGCTGGGACCACGGCGTGCCGGGCGTGGAGTTCTGGACCGAAGCTTTCCGCGTGGCGAAGCCGGGAGCTCATTTGCTCGCCTTTGGTGGCACTCGCACCTATCACCGGCTGGCGTGTGCCATTGAGGATGCAGGCTGGGAGATCCGGGATTGCGTGATGTGGGTCTACGGCTCGGGCTTCCCGAAGTCGCACGACGTTTCCAAGGCGATCGACAAGGCGGCAGGGGCGGAGCGGGAGAAGCGGTGGAAGGCAGTGACGGCCAACAGCAGCGTGGGGACTCTTGAGCCTGGCCCGTGGCTCGACGAAGCCAGGAAGAATGGCGGCTGTTTCGTCGATGGTGATTCCCCCGCCACCGACGCCGCTCGCCAGTGGCAAGGCTGGGGCACTGCGCTGAAGCCTGCATGGGAACCGATCATCGTGGCCCGCAAGCCGCTCGTCGGCACCGTCGCCGAGAACGTGCTGACGCATGGCACGGGGGCGATCAACGTGGACGGGTGCAGGGTGGGGGTTGCTGATTGGGGAAGCCGCCCGCCCCGAACGCCGAACGCGATACTTGGTGGAGGCAAGGGCACAAACCTAACGGCGAGCGAAGCCCCGGACGGACTTGGCCGCTGGCCCGCCAACCTGATTCACGACGGGAGCGAGGAACCCGCCGCGCTGCTTGGCGATTCCGCCCGGTTTTTCTACTGCGCGAAGGCGAGCGCGAAAGACCGCGACGATGGCGTGGCAGGCGTGGCAGGCGTGGCAGGCGGTATGTCGGGCCGTCGTGACGGAAGTATGGGCAGCGTGACCATGCGGAAAAACACTCACCCCACCGTCAAGCCTACCGACCTTATGCGCTACCTGTGCCGACTTGTGACACCGCCGGGTGGCACTGTTCTTGATCCGTTCTGTGGTTCCGGATCGACGGGCAAGGCGGCTATTCTTGAGGGCTTCCAGTTTGTTGGCATTGAGCGTGAGGATGAATATGTCGCAATCGCCAAAGCACGGTGCTCAGCCGCAGAAATGGAGTTTAGTGGAGAGTCTGGTAAATGTTATAAGCGGTTACATTCTGGCGATGACATTGCAGGTGACCTTGTTACCAATCATGGGAATTCAAGCAACATTAGAACAAAACTTGAAAATAAGCCTAGTTCATGCAGGCGTCAGTCTAATAAGAAGTTACATCGTCCGCAGATGGTTCAATTAACATTTGATTATTAGGGGTGAGTTATGCTGCCAAAGATCAGTTGCCTATGCCCAACGTATGGCAGGCCTCGCCAGCTCGAGCATGCTATCGAGTCATTTCTACGGCAGGATTACGCAGGCGAGAAAGAGCTGATAATCCTTAATGACTACGGCGAGCAGTCGCTGATCTACGATCACCCGCAGGTCAAGATCTGCAACGTGGCAGATCAGATTCGCCCGCTCGGGGCAAAGTTCAACGCGACCGCATCACTTGCCACTGGCGACCTATTAGCGATCTGGGAAGACGACGACATCTACCTGCCGTGGCGACTGAGCTACAGCGTCGAGCATCTTGACAGTAATCGCATCTACCACACGGCTAGCGCGTGGTTCGAGGAGGACGCTCACAAGCTCACGCCAAGCCGCAATCTCTACCACTGCAACCTGATGATGAGTCGTGAGGTGTTTGACTCAATCGGCAGGTACAGCGAGGTGAGAGATAGCGGATCAATAGACGTTCTGTTATTTGACGAGTTACGCAAGCGCTACGGCACCATCACGCAGGAGATCGAGGACAGAGATAGGTTTTACATTTATCGTTGGGGCACGTCTGGCGGCTACCACGCCAGCGGCTGGAGCACCAACATAGTGAGCGAGATGGCTGCCAATCATCTGCGGCAGCACAATACGACACGCGGTATCGTCGAGCTCACGCCGCATTGGCCGTACGAGTACACCGACTACCTGCCGGTGAAGAGATGACCATCATGTCGATACTGACCGAGTATGCCCGTGTGCGGGACACGCCAAGCGACATCAACCAGCACTTGAGCATCCTGCGTGATTATGCCTGGAATCAGGAGCACATCACCGAGATGGGCGTGCGTGGCGTGATCTCCACGTGGGCGTTGCTGGCGGGGCTGCCTCAGCGCATGATCAGCTATGACATCGTGCATGTGGACACGAGCCTAGTCGCTGAGCACGCGGCATCCGCTGGCATCGAGTATGAGTTTCGCCGGGCCGATGTACTCACGATGAGTGTGATCGAGGAGACCGATCTGCTGTTCATTGACACGTTGCACACCTACGCTCAGCTCCGCGGCGAGCTGGCCAAGCACGCTGATCGTATAAGAAAAAATGGCGTGATTATCCTACATGACACTGTGACATATGGGCATCAAGATGAGCCCATCTACCCTCATGCCTCGCCACTGGCTAGGCCGACCTATGCTGGCAAGGCAGGGCTGCTGATGGCTATTGACGAGTTCATAGATGCAAATAATAAATGGCGGATCGAGCTGATCCGCCAGAACAACAATGGTCTGACCGTGCTGCGTCGAGATTAAGTATCTAGGAGATTCTGCGTCTCGGTATCCATGACTTCACAGTGCAGGTCGTAGAGCGTGAGCATCTCATGCGCAAGGCTGAGCGCCTCATCTTTGTCCGCCATGGTCGTGATGGTGGTGTATCGACCCTCGCCCTTGGTCTCGAGGCTAGGTACCAGCAGAGCGTAACGATGTTGATGCTCAGTGCCATCATCCATCGAATAACGAAATAGCCGATTGAGTAGCCTCCTGATTTCTTTCTGATATGCGCTGATCTGCTTGTGGAGCACATCAACGACATCGATGCCCTTGTTGATTTGCCCGATGTGGCGCTCGAGCTTCATGACTCGCTGCTGCGACTCGATCAGTAACTGTAGGTGCGTCATCTGCTGCCCTCGTAGGT